CCATGGCGCTTTTAAGGCCGGCCTTATCTTCTTTAGCCTTGGGCAGTTTAAATTCTTGCGGCCCTGTACTTTCTTTTTTTCTTTGTTTAGAAGATTTTTCTAAATCTTTTAAAAAACCTTTATTGAAATCGTCACCAAAATAATCTTTATGTTTAGCATTAGGTGCTTCTTTATATTGGCTGTCAGTCAACAATCCGTCTGGATTGATAATTTCTTTATTTAAAGCTTGTTCGACTTCGCTGGGTTCTCCGCTGCCCCTAACTCTAAAGCAGTCCTCGTCTAAGCCTAACATTTTTAAATCATTAGATATTTCGGGAGCTGTTATAGGATATTCGCAGATGACTTCGAAAATATGCACTTCTGCATTTTTCTTGGTAGGAAAATCCAGTGGTAGTGCTTGAATTGGTGTAGTGTTTAATTTTTCTAACTTAATCACTTTACATCTTTCTAGACTACCTTTAAGGAGGTCTTGAAATGCTTCAGGCAATTCACCAGCAACTTTAATTTTAAAGTTGTAAACTTTTTTGCTTTCTGATAGATATTCTTTGAAAGTTTTCATCATAGTATTATTTATGCTTTTCCGCCTAATTTTTTAAGCAGCTCGTTTCGATCGGTTATTACATAGCCCTGCCCGTTAATAACGTCATTAGGATCTTCGGCTGCATCTTTGTCTATTTTATACTTTTTAAGTTGAAGATCTATAGCTTTTAATTTTTTGTCAATCTTTGCACTTTTAGCATCGATAGCATTTTTCATCATTGTGCCAGCTACTTCAAAAATCCTGCTAGCATACCGTACTTCGACATTCATACCCAGATCCATTAGATCGTCATAAGCATCTTCTGCTTTTCTAGCCAATGCATCTAGATCTTTTTCTTCTAGGGTTTCTAGATCTTTAATCTGCGGTAAATCTTTAGTGATAGCTGCTACGGCCTGATAACTCTTATCAAGATCAGTTACTTCTTCGTGATTAATTTTCTTTTCTTCTGTTTTTTTAGAAGTTTCTTTTTTAGAATCTTCTAGGTTAAACAATTCTTCAAGTTTTTTAGTCATAACGTACTTATCTTCGTTTTTTGCCTTGATGGAAAATGTCACCTTCGTTTACTACCCTAAATTTTATACCTTGTTGCTTGCACCAGGCAGTGGCTGCTTCCCATTTTGCTAAATTTTTTACGTATTGCTCTTGATTATATCGACTTTTACCGACGCTTTCCCGCAGTGTCTGACTCTGCGGCTTTACTTCTACTACTTCTGCGTGTTTACCGCCATTTTTATCTACATATACGATAAAAAAATCAGGAACATAAATCGTGTATTTTCCCGTAAAAGGATCTCGATAAGGAATTTGTATAGATTCGCTAGCCCATTTTTCTACACCTGTGTGTTCATCTAGCATTCTCATAAAAACAAATTCCCAACTGCTACGGGCTAACGGAGTTTTCTTCCCAACATACTTGTCGGGATTTTTCATTTCAAAATGACCTTGTGCAAATTTTGACATTAGGCTGAAATGTTTCTTACCTGAGATTCTTTAACTACCTGGGAAGTTTTAAAACCTAAGGTTGATGTTATTGTTCTGTTGTTGTTCAAAATTTCACCTACTAGGATATTGATCTGAGTTCCTGTCAAGGTTTTCATTTGATCCAACAATTTGAATATAGGTATTCCGTCTAGTTTGGCTTGTTTTAATAAAACTGCTGCCGAAACAGTACCAGCGTCTTTATCAAATCCCCTGGATTCAAAAAATCCGATAGCGGCATCTACTTCCGCTGACAAAAACTCTAACGGTTGCTGCCCGTATGTATCAAAAAATAATTTAGTTGCTTCTGCACTATCTGATACATTAGGTATTGGTAGGTTAGTTTTAATAGTTCTTTCAGTCATATTGTTGGTGGTGTGCTAGTTAGACTTTTTTGTGATGCTTCCGTAGTAGAATTACTGGTTTGATTTTTAGGAAATACTGCACCTATCACTCCTCCTATGGTACTGAGTCCTTGAGGAGAACTGATAATATTAATAGCTTCTTGTTTTAAACCTTCTTTGCTAAGTTGACCAATATTCTTTGCAGTGTTTATGCCTGCTATGGCGGTGCCTAAAAAACCACCAAAACTTCCAAATGCTTTTCCGCTGCCTACAGCTCCAAACACAGATTCTAAACCAGCTAGTACTCCTCCGCCGCCTGTGAGGGTAGCAGTACCGCCACCGGCAACAGTTAATGGTGATGGTAACTTGTCATAGTGCAATGTAGCAAATCCTTTAGGACTACCTTCGCTGACTGTACCGTGCGTATAGTAAACAGCTTCATATTCTAGATTCATAGTGCTGTCTAATGTTTCGGTCGCTGCATAATCTACATTACCATGACTCCAGCTTTTTATTCTAGGGTTTACCAGTGTATAACCGTTAAACCTACTTCGACTCATAGTATAGATACTGATAGATTTAAAGATATCACTGGATTTATTAGCATCTAATCCATATCTAAAATTGTCTAGAGACTCGGCGCCAGAAGGCCTATAGTGTAGGGCTGAATAAGCGGATTGAGGATTGTGTCTATCTTGTACGTATGTTCCGTAGTATATGGCCCATAATGCATTTACTATTCCTTGAGTGTCGTCGTGGAATGTTATGTTAACTGGCTCGTAATTAATTTGTTTGTATAATAATTTTTTTCTATTATATTGATTTTTAGTTTCTGTATCAAAATTAAACTTAGGAAGATCGGCAGATTTTACCAGTACTCCTAATTCTTCAGTGTGTCGGTTAGTAAACGCTGGTGCTTGAAAACTTGTTTTGTCTATTTCAAATTGCACATAAAATAAGAATTTTGTTCGAGGGCTAAGTCTAAACGTATTGTCAATGAATATTCGAGTGGCGTGTTGCCAGTTGCCCATTATTCCTTTTGGAGCCAAGAGGCCGTTAACAAAATTTCCTGCGAAATTATTTGGACCGTCGCCTGTGAGATATCTTATGAATTTATTAGCCATACAATATTTATGTCATAAAAAAAGCCCGGAATCTCCGGGCTTTTGCTGATTTAGATATTTTATAAAGTAAATATCTGCGAACCGCCGGTGGCTGCTGCGGTAGCTGTTTGTCTTGCTATTGCTGTTCCTACACCTGTTCCTCTTGGTGTTTGGATTAAATTATCAAAGCGGATAGTTAATGCGATCTGTGCAGCTTCATTGGTACCATAATTTAGATCACCGTAATCTGCATTTTGTAAGAAGCATCCGTACAGTTCAAAAGTTTCTAAAATAGAAGGTTCGTTGGCTCCGTTGCCACCGTCTAAAATTTCAACTTTAGTTGTAAATTTATAGTCGATACCAGAGCGTGCCGAAGACTGTTCAAAGAAGTCAAACTGTTTCTGGATCTGCTGACCAACCAACTTGATAACGTTATTGCTTGCATCATCTCTGACGTTGATTGTAACAGGTTCCAGCGTATACTTTCCTGCCATATAGACTTTCGAGTTATACACAGGTAATTCGATTTCTTCAAATCCTACCTTTGGACGACTTATGTCTACTACTTGCTTAGTTAATTCAGTACTTGCTGTTGTGCCAAATCCCAGAAATAATACTCTAAAGCGATATTTCAGCTTAGGCATTAGCAGACCCTGGTTACTACCAGGACCTGCAGTCTGAATTGACATATTGTTTAATGTTGTGATTGCCATATTCTATGCTCCGATATTGTATTTATCTATTAAATCTCACCAGTATTCTTGATACGCAGTGGGATGTAGATGAATTCAACAGCCTTAACTGGTTCAATAGCAATGTCTACCCATAGTTCATTGCGATCGATTCTAGAATCGGTATTGTTAGACTCATCACAAACAACAGCAAAGTCGTATAATGCTCTCAAACTTACCAATTCGAGTAATAAACTCTCACAGGCCTGTTTGATTTCATCTCTAGTGATTTTGTCGTTTGGTTCAAATATGTATGGACGAGCTAATTTGTTCAACTGGCTACGTAGATACACTACTAAACGTGCTACATTGATTCTGTCTAGTGCAGAAGCGTTTCTTGCACGAGTTTTTTGACCGTATGCAACATGACCTACACCTACGAAGAATGGAATCGGATTGATTTTTAAATCGTAAAGTGTATCTCGTTGACCTTCATTAAGTGCAACTGTTTGGAATTCTCCTGTGGCCGCATCAATGTATCCTACGCTGGTTGCATTAGTAATGCCGCCTCTTCTTGTACCTGCTGGTGCAAACCAAGGATAGCTAACAGCATCGCTTAGAGCGATAGTTCTTAGCATCATATGACTTGCTGGTACAACAGCATTAGCTCCGCTTAGATCTGTAGTAAATCCATTTGGATAGTAGACTGCACAATATTCGTCATAGGTAACAATACCATCGTCGCCGTTGTCAGTTACTAGAGCTGCATTAGTACCCCAATTTGTTAAGGTAGTAGCATCTGATGCTAGGCGTAGTGGAGTGTCCCCAACTACAAATGCAGTAATACCTCTATCAATGTTTAGATTAACTAAGTTGCTTAGAACTTCTGGATATCCTGGGCAAGCCATCAAGTTAAAGTTTCTGCGCTCTTCGTCGCGGATCTCTTCGCTGGTATCGATAACACTCTTAAGTGCTGCTACCACAACCTGACGCTGTGCTTTACGTCCAAAGCTGCCAGAACCGTCTTCGTTGTTAGCAGAAGCTGTTACCCAACGATCAGTAGCATATCCTGACATTGATTCGTCGTTGTATCGTCCGTTATCTGCAGCAGTGTCAATATAGCTGTTTTCATAACGCTTGACATTACCACCACTTCTACGTGTATTGTACAACATCATACCACGTGGATATAGATCTGGATCAGGTGCATCTGGATCTAAATAATTATTTGTTAACAATGCTTTGATAGTGGCCGCAGTATTTCCTGTTGCGCCGCTTGTGCCGTATCTAGCATCTGCGAATAACACGCCTTCTTCAGTTTGTTGATCAGTTTTATCTACTAATTTCCATTCTAAATCTGCTACGGCATCCCAGCGATAGATAGTTGGGAAATTTTCTAGATCAGCTGTGCTGATCCAAAGGTCGCCGTCAACTAATGGTGTGCCATCGCTTT